CATCTCGCTGACGACCACTGCCATCCCATATTCGTGGGAATTTTATCGTGTCATCAAGATCAATTTTTTCTCTGATCAATGCCTGCTGCAGCCCAGAAGACTCTGTCTGCGACTCAATCCAAGCTCCATCCCCAAACTCTTTCACCAGCCTCCTGAGAGGTCCTTTCTCGCCACACCGATAACAATTGAATAATCGTTTGGTGACATTGATATATAAATGCCTGTGCCCAGAGCCACAATAGGGACACTGTGTCAGATATTCATCACCAGTGCCAACCCATACCCCATCAGGGAATGTCTGCTCTACGAATTCTCGTGCGTCCACAGTTTCCTTTATGCACCATGCCCAAGCTTTTTCTCAATCACACCAACCATAGCCTGCTCAGGAGAAACCAAGATGCTGTGAGGAGGAGCATATATGTCAGCTGATTTCTTGACAGCAGTAGCATAGATGTCATCCTCTTTATGCTCAGATATAGTCTTTGCACACTCCTGCATTGTCTCAGGCGTGGCACCCGCTACAGTAAGTAGCAAATCAGTGATAAGATTTATCTCCGTCTTGAGACGAGTTGCAACGATGGCAGTCAGCCTATGCTCTCTGTCAAGCAATTGTCCAACAGAGTCCAGCTGGCTCCTTTTCAGCATCAGTCCAAAAGTGATGCGATCCAGGTCAGACATCTGCTTTGGTCTGACAGGAGTAGCAGGTACATGATGCCATCTCTTTTTGTCAGTAAACTTATTGTTCATTTGCAATCACTCCCTCCTCTGTAGCATAGCTCTTAAATCTTGCAGCCAGAGCCCAGCCCAGACGCCTTGTTGGCTCCACATCAACCCATTTGCGCTTGGCACCAATGCTCACTTTTTCTAAATATCCCTTGCTGGCAAGATACTTCAGAATAGCTTTGTCAATGCCAATCTCACTCGTCGTAAGAACCATACGATTGCTGTTTTTAGCAAAGGCCAAAGCAATCGTGTCTAAAATTGCAATTTTGTCCCGACAAATCTTTTTTACTTTCATCCTCGTGTTACCCTCCCGACCAAATATAGCTTGGACAGCTCATGAGCTCTTGGTCGTTTCATATGCACCAGCACTTTTCGTGCCTTGTCAGCATCGCATTTTAATAGAAAGCATACATTTTCAAAACTGAATATGAAATCTTGCCGACTGCTCCTGATCCAAATATAAGCCTGCTTCCCTGCGCAGAAAATTTTGAAGAATTTCTTTCGTTTCATGCTCTTATAACTCTTATGCTGAAATCCTTCTCCATATACAGCCAACGCTGTCGTATAGTCTCGAATTGCCTGTATCATCACTCTAGCGAAGACAGTTCTGGTACACAAGACATTTATGTCTTCAAGCCAATCCTCGTATAAGTCAGCAGCCATTCAATACTGTTTACTTATAATGCTGAAAGTCCACCCATTCAAGGAATTCATCCAATTTCATGATGCGAAGTCTCTCCTCCTCAATCACCAGCCCTGCCAGAGACAGTGTCACTTGCACAGTCTGGCAATCATAGTCACCAAATTGTTCAACCAGATTCGCATAGTCCATATTACGCACACATAGCAGATCCTCTGATCGGAATGCCCGGAATACAACCAACGGAATCTTGCTGTGTCCTTCAGAGTCATCAGCAGCTTGTGCCATCCAGTTAAACAGATCTGACTTAGCACAGTACAAAGATGAGAACAGCGGCTTCATCCCAGAATGATGTTTGCATTCAATTGAAAAAGGAAATCTAGCATCAAGTGTACTGGCCTTACCAGTCGTCCCTTTCAGAGCCATCAGGTCTCCACACAGGAGAGATTTATCCCATCCTCCCGACAGAGGAATACGCCTAAAAATTCCATCTCCATCAGGATAAAATGCAGTCGTAAAACATTTCGCTATGTGAAGCTCAAACGCATTTCCTTTTCTCCTGCTGCCGCCTTTTTTCATTTTTCCTCCAGTAGCAGAGAAGGATGAATGCCAACTCCCTCCCGCTGCTTATTATAGAATTTGGGGCTCAGACCATCATTGCTAATCAGAAATTGCAGCAGACCACTAGCCAGAACATTGATAACAGATTCTTCTCTGTCAATTCTAACATGCATGCGGTAGACAATAATATGAAGCACCTCATGTAAAAGTGTTTCAAGAATTGATTCGTATGGTCTTCCCCCAACGGAAATCGTGATTGTACACACTGCAAGGTCTGTCACGCCTTGGTAAGAAGCATCCCCACATATTATAGGCTCCTCCTGCAAAACAATGGTATGGGGAATAGACAGAATGCTAATATTAGTCGGCAGCAAAGCTTTTGCCTCAGACAATAACACGAGAGACTCCTTTCTCCTTCTTGACCGAGATGATATTATCGAAATATCCAGCAAACTCTTGAGAATGGCTGATGACAAATATAGCTTTGTCCTCTGCCTCTTCATCAAGAATGCCAATTGTTCGCTCAATGCCCGTCACATCTAGCGAGTCAAACACCTCATCAAATACAGCAAAGTTACACAGCGCATTGGCATGAGAGAATATCAATTTCTGTAAAGACAGCAGAATGGCCACATCAATGCGTCGCTTCTCTCCTGACGAGAAACTTCCATAATCAGAGACCGTATCGCCTACAAATATCTTCACACCGAACTTGTCTCGCATGTCACCCGATTTCAAGCTGCTCTCTGTCTCAAATATTATCCTCACCTCATCATCCATCAGTATGGCTGCATAGCGATTGGCATACTCCGTAATGGCAGGAATAACCTGATCCAGCATCAGCGATTTTATGCCCTTGTTACCAAAGCCATCAATCCAAAAGCGAATATTTTCCATCTCTGCCACATTCGTTTTGATATCTGCATTGACTTTGGACAACTGAGTTTTGTGCTCTGTGACAGAGGCAGTTGTGTCCTCATGCCATTTCAGCAAGCGAGTCTTCTGCTCCTCTGCGGCTGTCATATCTGACATAGCCGAGATCTGCCCATCCAACGCTGCAATTTTGCGATCAATGATTGCCAGTTTGGTGACCAATTCCGCTGCTTTCTGATTCACAGCAGCCAGGCACGATTCAAACTCAATCCTCGTCTTCAGCAGACTGCCATATTCTTCATCAATCGCCTTCACTGCATTGTCCGACTCGGTCATTACAAAAGCCAGTGCGGAGGAACTTTCTTCTCTTTTCACTTGATATTTCGGAAGCTCTGACAAATAGTGTTCAGCAGAAGTGTGTTTGGCCTCATCAGATATCAACTGTCCACATGCCAGACAGCGAGTGCCAGCTCTTGCTGTCTTAATGGAAGCGATCAAGCCATTGATCCTTCCGATCTCTGCCACAGCAGCCCTCTGATCAGTCATGAGCACAACCTTCTTGGCATCAAACGCATCCTTGATGCTTTTCCGTTTGATATCCAGTTGTCGCATTTGCTCCACCAGCTGTTTCATCCCACCTTGTAAATCATCAACCTCAGATCTATCTACTGCTCCCTCAGAAATCTTAACTTTTTCTTGAATCAGAACTGTCCTATCCACATCAAGTTTTTTGATCTGGACAACAACAGAAACTGTTCTCTCCTCAAGGAGCACAATCTCCTCCTCCACTTTAGATATTTCCATAAGCTCATTTTTTATGCCGTCGGAAAGTCGCACAGAAGATGACAGAAGAAATTCCCATTGTGTCTCGAGAACTGATTGGTCGTCTTTCACTGCCTTAAGAGCGTCCTGGATGCGATGAAGCATCAGGATCTCATCCATAACAGCTTTCTTCTCAGAGTCCCTGGCCTCAGCAAAGCGTTGAGCCTTTTCCCCAAACATGACTGCTGTTGAGAACACCAGGAAATTTATGCCAGCAGCCTTATCAATCATTTCCTGTGTCACGACAGCACTGGCTCCTGTAATATCTGTACCATCAGCAGCCAGCGACAAAGCATTTCCATATTTCTTATCATTACGATATCGCACAACCTCATACAGCACACCAGCATCAGACCCAAAGTTAACAGAAACTCTGCATCCATTTTTGCCAGCTCCCCGACGCACCACGTCGTCCTTGGAAGCCAATGTCTTTAGTGTGCTACCATAGAGAGCCCAAGTAACTGCATCGAAAAGTGAGCTTTTGCCTGCGCCATTGCTGTTCGCACTTCCATCTACCACCTCTCCTCCGACAAAAAACAGTCCTCTGTCAGGAAAAGAAAAATCAACATGTTCAAAGCTCATGAAATTGTCAGCTGCCATGCTCACGACTTTCATGATGTCACCTTCTGGATAGCAGAACTGCCATCCCCGCTAATATATGCTTCTCCAAGAACAATCAGCCGCTCCTTATCTTGATCCTCTCGAGCTCTAAGAGCAACATATTTTCTTACCACTTCGACCCACGAGTCTGCCAAATTTATATCCGATCGTCCTTTGGCATCTGCTGTTTTGCTTGGCACAACTCGTTTCCATTTTATCCCAGACAAATCAGCCTCACCATTCAGAGTGATCCTATAAAAATTCTTATCATCTACGACAGGAGAGGAAACATCAGGTCCCACAGCCATGTCATAAAATATCGGAGAGGTGATATTCTCAATGTGTTCATACTGACCTGTCTTCAGATCAAATATCCCCCAACCTTTGCTCTGCCCAATCTCCTTAAAACTATGCATCAATGGAGAGCCAACGATAACGAAATTTTTCGTGACCTGCTTGTGCCCATGGAAATGGCCACACAGAGAAAATGTAAACTTCTTTGAGATCACAGCAGCATCAATGCCTTTGTCCTGGAGCCAGCCCCCACCATAGTCAACACCAATCACGTCTTGGTGGAATATGGCAAGAGAGTTGGCTCCTGCTGTGCATTCATCCACAGCCTTCATAACTTTACTTGGATCTCTATCAAAGGGAAAGACAAACAGTTCCCAACCTTGCTCTCTGATAAGAGTTTTGATGATACCATCTCCATATCCAAGCTTCTCTATGCAACCATCATTGCCCAGTCCGTACATATCCTCCATCGCATCTTGCAGAGCAGGATCATTTCCCCACTGGCAATAGTCATGGTTTCCAGGGAGCATACCAATCGGCACCTTTGCTCTAGCCATATCTGCAAGTCCCTTGAACACAGCCCGTATGACTCGCTCATCAGCACCATTCTTCAATTCAAAGAAATCACCAAGGAAGAGAGCAGCCACAGACTCTCCTTGCTGAGAGAGTTTGGTGGCCAAACTTTTGATCCTGCCCAGCACATCCACCATATCTCGGAGTCTAGAATTTACACCATCCACCAGTGTCACAAATTCTTTGTGCATGTGTCCATGCAAGTCTGCAAATATGATGAGTTTCATATCAGTGTCCCCGATTTGACGTATCCACTCAACAGCATTGTCAGATCTATCATTGCATCGACATGTCGGCTGAGACCATATAACAACAATGTTTCAGTGACACGCTCTGTGTTCCATTCACTCGCTCTATAGCAACGCCCAGCTATAAGCTCAGCAGCAGAAATGCCAATGAAGACGATGAGCTGTTCCATAATATAAAAAGCTTCCTTCTCCTCCTCTGACAACGCAGCCACAGGTCCTCCAGACAGCATTGGAGAAGCGATAAGAGCTTTGGCCTTCACAGGACCAATGCCTTTCACACCAGGAAGATTGTCAGAGGCATCACCAATCAAAGCTCTGTATGGAACAAATTGGTCATAGCTAAAACCATATTCTTTTATAAATGCTTCACGATCAACCCAGAAATCTTTGGTAGGAGAATATATTTTCACTTTGTCCGAGATTGCCAGAAGCTGATACATATCCTTGTCCGTAGAGACCACTACCACCTCGCCATCAATGCGATTGGCTATACTGAAAATCACATCATCTGCCTCACGTCCTTTGAGCCTATATTGTTCAATGCCCATTATGGAAAACAAAAATTCAAGGCAGCGCATCTGGGCAAAAATGATATTCCGCTCCTCCATCTGCTGCTTTGAAAATTCCTTGCCTTTCCTTTTGTAGGCAGGATAGAGCTCTGTACGATATTTGTCCCGACCTCCGTCCCAAACCACCGCCAGACGGTCGGGAGCCATCGTCTCAACATATTTGCGCAGCATTCCAACCCCAACGTGCATTATCTCTGTGCGCGTTCCTTGGTGTTCCATAGGAGCTGCCGAACCTCGATATGAAAAATTATTAGCATCAATTATCAGAGTGCGTATCATGACTTATTAAACTCCAGGATCCTAGTCTTCAGAACATCAGTAGCTTTTAACTCACGATCCCATATAAAGAGAGTCTGGTATCCATATCTCTTGAAAAGTTTTGCTCTTCTTGCATCTTTCAGATGATCTTTATGCCAATACTCGCAATTGAACTCAATGATTTTCTTTTTGCCATTAACATTTATGAAATCTGGACATTTACCAGCAATTATAACTTCACCATCACCTACAAATTTGTACTCACCAGGAAGAATATCTTTGAGGATAGCATCAAGCCTTCTCTCTGACTTGTTGAAACTGTTTTTCCCAAGCCTTTTAAGAGTCAGAAGAAGCTTTGGAACCAGCTTCTCCATAGTAGCAGCAGAATGAGGAATACCTCTATTCCAAGCAGGCTTGCCATAATTGGGATTATTAGAGCCTGTTCTACCATACATGTGATTCTTAGGACCAGATTGATCAGACATATGCTCTTTCTGCTTAGCTATAGACTCAGGAGAACGCTTCTTTCCCACAAGAGCTTCTTTTATTCGCTTCTTCGTCTCAGCAGAACGAGCCTTGCCACAGTTAGGACCATTAGGACCAGACATAGATTTTCTTTGCTTCTCTATACTCTCAGAAGAGCGAGCTCTTCCTCGCAAAGGAGAAGGCTTTCCATACATTGGATTATTAGGACCAGATTGAGAACAGGATCTGCATCTCTTGGTGCTCCTGCACTTTTTAGGACCTAGACAGTCCATGCAAATAAGCGCTCCTATACCTTCTCTCATTTTGTAAGTTTCTTCCACTCTTCATAATACAAAGGGAATTGATCTTCCGAAAAGAGCTCCTTATATCCCACAAAATTGTATTTCATACCAGATCTTTGGACTGTGCCATGCCTCTCAAGATAGTCCAGGAGACCGCTGTATCTGTCTATAGGTGCATCCACTGGCATGATAAAATTCACCTTACCAAACGGAGGACCAACCTTACATTTCTCAACTACAAACATCCCCTCGAAGCCATTCACTTCATCTGTCTTCTTGTCCTTCAGCTTCTTCGTAACTGTACAATGAATACGCACAGATGAAGTGAATTTAAGAGCACGTCCTCCGACGGTCGTGCTTTTCTCTCCGTACACAATCCCAATGCGATCCCTCAGCTGATTTATGAACACAAGACAAATGTTGTGTCTATACACTTCAGACATCAGTTTCTTTAAGCCATCCGAGATCACTTTAGCCCGACGCATCGCTGCTGTATTTGCCCCAAGCTCGTTCTCAAGATCCTCCATCCCAGGAGTGGCCGCCACCGAATCCCAGACGATCGTTAGAAGAGCCTCCGGAGCATGCTCACGCAGACCAGAGACAGCATCCATCATAACTCCAAAAACATCCTCAATGCTTTTAAGCTTTTCATTTGGATCTGGGTAAATGAGATTGTCTATATCCAAACCCGTTAGTCTGGCAAGACCAACATCAAAACTTCTCTCATTGTCAACCAGGACAGCAATCCCTCCTGCTTTCTGAGTCTCTGCAAGGATATGACAGGCTATGCGACTTTTCCCGCTGGAGAAATCACCAAAAATCTCTGTGAGTCTTGCTGCAGGAATCCCCCCACCTGTCACCATATCCATAGCAGCATTCCCTGTGGAGACTCTATATCCAATGGTCTCTTCCATGCGCTTAGTCAGATCGATAATCCCAAGTTTGCCGGCCAGAATTTTCGGAAGGATCGCTGTCCCAGTTTGTTTCATGGCAAATCCTTACTGTTTACTTCTTAGCTGCAGCCGCCTTGGCTTCTTCCATCTTCCTTCTGATGGCTGCTACTCTGTCCTTGGTGCTCGCCTGCGGAGCAGGAGCCACGGGTGTCGGAGGAGCGACCGGAGCTGAAGCCACAGGAGCAATCGGTGCCTGTGGAGCAGGAGGTGGGGTCGGTACAGGAGCTGCTTGAGGAGTCGTCGGAGCAATAGGAGCCGGAGGTGCCTGGGGAGCGGGAGAAACCACCGCTGCAGGAGTTGCAGGAGCTGCAGCGACCTCTTCCGGCTCACTCTCGCCAGCTTCAGCCACCGCTTCTTTGCGACTCTTGCGAACCTCGTCTCTCTCCTCCTCAGATCCAAATGCCAATACAGCCGCAACATCAGAATCAATGGCAGGATAGATCCTGTCCTTCACCAGATCAGGCATTGCTTCAAACCATGCTTTGACCTCTTCGTCTGTGCCAAGAGGAGAGGGATCAAGCAGCTGAAGCTTGTACATCGATTCAGGATTAGCACTTCGATCGAACATCACAAGCACATCCCGACCCAGACGCACAGCATTCCCGTCCTTATCATACTCGGTGAACAGATTGAGGAGATTGCTACGATTGGCCACCATGTCAACGATTGCCATCCACACGCTTTTCAGAGGAGCTTCCCAGAGCAGCGGACCTGCTCCTGGATTGGACCTGTCAATGATGTTGAACAGACCCAGTTTTTTCACCCTATAGCGAGCGGCACCTTTGTCGTTCACTCGGGCGAGACGATCAAACTCCTCACATGCCGGACAGTATGTTCCATAAGTCTCCTTGTTGCATACGAATCGCTCTTTGCGATCTTCAAATGCAACGAAATGGACACCAGCCCGAATGTGATAGGTTGCCTTGCCAGCAGCAGATGTTCTCGCTGGCAGGATGCGGATGATGTTGTCACTGGGCTTTGACTTTGGCTTCCATCGCTTCGTCTTCCAGTCAACACCACCAAACGTCTGAGCAACTGCAGCCAGATCTTTTCTGTCCTGGGCTACATCAGGACTTGCAAATTGACTCATGTGTGAGTCCTCCTTTAAGATTTTAGCTCTTTAGCACTCATGTCAGCATTCCTGTTCTCTGTTCGCAAATTGGCACTCAGTGTAACGAGCATGTCCTTGCGATGAACAAAAGCCTCTTTGATGCTCTTGAGCCTTGCACGCTTGCTTTGAATATCATTATAGGCTAGACGAGCCTCCTGTACTCTTGGGGCATTGATAACAGCCACAGCAATCTGCTTCTCCGTCACCTTTTTGCCTTCGCCAACACCAAACACCGCTCTGGCCGCCGAATCAGCTTCCGCTTCCACGAGATCAAGATTGAGCCTGGCATCAGCAGCGGCAGATTCTACTAGATCTTCAAGCTGAGAATACCAAGCAAAGAGAGATGGCTGGCGCATCAGATCATCATTGATGGTAGCTTCCGACATCTTCAGCTCCGACACATAGTCGATTTCATAGACCTGACCATTGACCTCGATCTCAATAGGAATGTTCCGGTCTTCAAGTTTTGGTGCAATCATCTTGGCTCCTTAAAGTCTAATATCCAATTTAACAGAATCAGGCAAACTCAGAATAGTTTCGTCACCCCGAGTGTGCGCTTCAAACATATGGACATCAATACTTTTCACATTTAGTCCTGTCTCTGTCTGAAAATTACGCACCTTGTCACTTATCACATTCCACAAATCGGCCTCCAAATCAAATTTCAACTTGATCACATCTTTTATTTCCATCGCTATTCTCCTTCCTCCTATATTATAGCGTCAGTCATGGCGCATTATGCCAGCTGCACAAACATATTCGCGAAAGCCTCTACAGATTGCTCAAGCAATGGCAGGGCCGTTGGGGAATAAAGTGCCATAGCAGGATGGATACCATACACAATAAAAGACCCCCATCTCTCATTCCATTCTACCACAGCATTCCTATCAGTAATTGTCGCATGCTTGTCTCCTGTAAAGAAACGAGCTGCTGTCTTGCCCAATGAAAATATAAGCACAGGTGCCAGTCGTGTGATCTCATCTTTCAGATGATATGCCCCACACTGCATGACCAATTCGACATTCTGATCTGTAATTTTATTATCAGCAGGCCTGCATTTTGATACATTAGTAACATGGAACATATCACGAGCGAGACCCAGGACTGCCATCTTCTCCCACAGTATCTTCCCTGCCCTGCCTATGAATGGCTTTCCGACCTTCTCCTCATCAGCCCCAGGAGCCTCACCCACAATCATTATATTCGTTGAAGATGTTGGCGAAAACGGAGTTGTTTTAGAGCAATCATTCCGCAACACACACCTTGAGCATCCATCCACTTTTACCATCAGATCACTTGTGTCTGCTGGAGCAAGTGCCACACCCCCAAAGCGTAATGACTTTGGAAGAATGCCTCTCTTGATCTCATCAATAAAGCACAGATCCTCGACCATCAGGTTGCCGACCCGTCGTCTTCCTGCAAATATCATGACAGGTCTGCCAGCCACATCCTCAATAGCTTCCTTCATAGAGGACTTGTACAAGCCTCCTGTAAATGTAGCATAGGCCAAATATGTGTCATCACGGAATATTCCATAGACACCCCCAATATCATCCGCATATCCCTTGGTATCAACACTGGCCCCAACTTTTTCAACCCTGGCCCGATATCCAAATTTGATCTCATCAAACCGACCAAGATACCAATGATTTGGTATCACTGTCTTGTCGCCCCGACCCTCTCCCTCTTTTGTGATATCGAGTTTCTTCAGATCGCACACCCTGCTCAGCAGTGAGATAAGTCGTTTGTTGAATGAATAATATTCCGAAGCAATCTCAAAGTCAATCACATCGGCCATATCAAACTTAAGAGCCTCTGCCTTGTCGGAGCTTACACCCGAGATAGCATCCACATTCGGAGGAATAATCTTTTCCTCATCAATATAGACAAGAGCTTGTCTGTGCTGTAATGGAGTAAGGAGATCTGCAAATGCCCCTGCCATCAGCAAGGACTTGATGCGCCCAGAGTTAACTATGCGTCGTGGAGTAGATTCGAGAAACTTTTCCCACGAATCAAATCGCCCCCCACATGCCTCTCGTGCCTTCGCAACAGCAACCGCTATTTTCTCTGATATTCCCCTAATCACATACAAGCCAGAGCGCAACGTATCATCTCCCTCAATCTGCCACACCACACCAGACTTGTTCACATCTGGCCCAGCTGCTTTGATCCCCTTCCTAGCTGCATCCGACAGGAGCTCTGAAAGCTCTGCTCTGTCACTTGCTCTCCGCACACAAGCACAGAAAAACTCTAATGGATGATGCACCTTCAGCCAAGCTGTCCAGTAGCCAAGATAG